AGATAAATATAGTTGTAATAAACATTATATTGAAGTTACAGGAGAGGAATTAAGGCAGTTAAAAACGAGGAGTGAATTTCAATCCTCCCTTAAATATGCTAAATCGTTATATCTTTGGACAGAGAAAGGAGCACTCCTCCACGCAAAATCTCTTAACACAGATAAAGCGTGGCAAGTATATGATTATCTGGTAGACTTTTATTTCAGAGCAAAGGAAAAGAGTACAGAGATAATAAAACCGCAGGAGCCATTTAACAAGGCTACAATGAAAAATCCAATCTTAATATTCAAGGTGCTTACACAGATTGCAGAACAGAATAATATGAAAATAAGGAGCTATGACTTTAAGGCATCACCAAGTTACTTAAAGGGTAATAGGATAGGAATGAAAAGTAATATGACATTGGAAGAGGTTGATTATGAATTAGCCTATATACTGGCACACTTTTTCATTCATAAAGGAGAGGGGGATTTAATACATAACCCAGATTATAAGATTTACAATGCAAGAGCAGAAAGAGCAGCGGATATGATAATTAAGATGCTTGATATAGCTTTTGCATAAACACAATTTAATATCAATATCAGGGACACTCAGTAATGGGTGTCCTTTTTATATGCCCAAAACTTAATGGCACTAAACTTTAGGAAAATGCTGACGAGCGGTAAACGGAAGAAAGGAGATAGAGTGATGAGAAAGACATTGCCTATTAATTTACAGTTCTTCGCAGAGGGCGGAGATGGTAACGGCGACCAGAACGCTGGAAACAATAATAACGGACAGGTAGGACAGCAGGGTGGTCAGAACAATCAGCAGGCGGCTGGAATTGACTATGACAAAATACAGAGTATGTTAGACACCGCAACTGCCAAGAAAGAAAATGCTGTGCTTAAAAGCTATTTCCAGCAGCAGGGACTATCCGAGGAGGAAGTAAGCCAGGCTATTGCAACATTTAAGCAGAATAAACAGCAGCAGGTAGAACAGCAGCAGAACGCTAACGCTAGTCTTCAGAACGAAGTGGCAGCGGCACAGAAAGATGCTGAACAGGCTCGTATAGAGCTTGCGGCTACACAGGTAGCAATGACACTTGGTATTAATGCCAAGACAGTACAATACGTGCTTAAGATGGCTGATTTCAGTAAGGCAAAGGGTACAGATGGAAAGATATCAGAGGACAATGTTAAAGCTGCAATTGAACAGGTTCTAAAGGATGTACCTGCACTTAAGCCAAGTACGGAGAATAATGCTGGATTCCAGATTGGCGCAGGGCAGCAGACTAATGGACAGCAGTCTTCTGCAGGTAGCAATGTAAATGTTCCTACAAAGAGATGGAATAGATTCAATTAAGAAAGGTTAAAAAGGTAAAATAATATGCCAAATTTAAATTATGCAGAACAGTGGAGTCCTGAATTATTAGCAATTCTTATTCAGGGCACACTTACATCACCATTTATCACAAACAATGTCAGATGGTTAGATGCAAAGACTTTCCATTTTACACAGATGAGTGTAAGTGGTTATAAGAACCATAAGAGATCAGGTGGATGGAACACAGGAGAATATAACCAGAAAGATGTTCCTTACACAGTAACACATGACAGAGATGTACAGTTTATGGTTGATAAGGCAGATGTTGATGAAACAAATCAGACAGCATCTATTCAGAATATTTCACACATATTTGAACAGACACAGGTAGTACCAGAGACAGATGCATTATTTTTCAGTAAGGTAGCGCAGGCTGCACAGAAGACAGAATTATATCATACTGAAACAGCTTCCACAGAATATACATCAGAGAATGTATTTGCTAAGCTTAAGCATATTCTGGCAGCAGGCAAGCTTAGAAGATATAAGGCAAATGGAAGCCTCATTATGTATGTATCTTCTGACATTATGGATAAGCTTGAGGTATCAAAGGAGTTTACACGTAAGATTGAAATGACACAGATTGCAGAAGGTGGTCTTGGCATTGAAACACGTGTAACTGATATTGATGGTGTGACACTTATGGAAGTTGTGGATGATGAAAGATTCTATGACAGATTCGATTGGGATGTTGCAGAGGGCGGCTTTGCTCCGCTTAAGTCAAAGTATGCCATAACAACAGATACAGATGTGGCAGAAGGAAAGACATACTACACTAAGAGCGACAGCACTTATACAGTTGTGGCAAAGCCTACAAAGACTAATATAGCCACATATTATGAAAAAACTGTTCAGGGCTCACGCAAGATTAATGTACTTGTCGCATGTGGACAGACATGTAAGACAGTACCTAAGATTTCATCTATTTATTTCTTCGCACCAGGAGCACATACAGAAGGAGACGGATATCTTTATCAGAATCGCCAGTTAAGTGATACATTTGTATTCCCTAATGGCAAGGATGGTAAGGTTGATTCTGTATTCGTTGATGTAGATCCTGCAGAAGATATTGAAGCGTGAGCCTATGGTATATGCAAGTAAAGAACAGTACCTGAGCGAGCATAATCTTATCCCGGATGAACAGATAGAACGAAGATTAAAGCAGGCGAGCCGACACATCGACTCGCTTACTTTTAATCGCATAACTTCAAGAGGCTTTGATAATCTGACAGAGTTCCAGCAGGCAATAATTATAGATGTATGTTGTGATATGGCTGATTTTGAGTATGAGAATGAAGACATGATTAATTGTGTCTTGCAGAATTATGCTGTAAATGGAGTATCTATGCAGTTTGGCAGCAGTTGGAATGTTCTTGTGCAGAATGGAATTGCTGTAAAGCGTGATACATACCGGGTGCTTTGCCAGACAGGCTTGTGCTGCTTAAGTCTGGGGGTGTGAGTATGAGATACCCTTGCTTGATATTAAAGAGCATGTGTAAGACAGAAATACATGTAGAGATAGAGCAGGAAGGCAGGAATGTCTATGGAGAGCCTCTTGAGCCTGTTATATGGGATGGCTTATGTAACTATCAGGACAGCGGTAAGACAGAATTAACAGCAGAAAAGGTCCTTATACAACTTGAAGGATGTGCTTTGATACCTGGAGATATTGCACCGGATCTTCCTGTTATTACAAAAGGTGATATAAAGGTGTTCGGTGTAACAAGGCATATATACAAGGGTACGAAGTGCCGTAATCCGGATGGTACAGTTAATTATGTAAGATTGGATGTGATGTAATGGCAAAAAATGTTAAGTCAACAGTTAAGCTTAATATGCCAGTGTTGAAAAGGCTTACGGCAGCAGCGCAGGTGTCGCTGGCACAGACAGCGGAAGCAATACATACGAATGTAGTTCAAAGTCAGGTAATGCCTAGAGATACAGGTACACTGCAAAACGAAAGCACATTTGTATATACACAGGATATTGCCAATGGCAAGGTAGAACTTATATCAAGTACACCATATGTAAGAAGGTTATATTATCATCCTGAATATAACTTCCATCAATCACCTTGGGTAGATGATAAAGGTAAAAGACACGAAGGCAATGCAAATGCAAAGGGCAGGTGGCTAGATGATTATCTTAAAGATGGTAAGAAAAGAAATTTTGCTCCAGATACATTTGCTAAGTTATACAAGAAAAATGCGGGGTTATGATGTTAGGAATAGGTGATGTAAGAGATTATATAGCAGGTCTTGGCATTGCAGACAATAATAATGTATATTGCGGCAAGCTTGACAATAAAAAAGATAAGAGCATAGGAGTATATAATCTTAACAGACAAAGACCACCACAGACTGCTGTAGGAGGCTTAAATAACAGCTCTTATCGTATTAAGTCTATAAGTATATTAGTTCATTGGAATACAAGTGTCAGAGACACCGAGAAGGCAGCAGAACAGCTCTATAATATGCTTAGAGATACCAACAATAAAATAATCAATGATACAAAGCTGCTATTCACTAAAATGCAGGTTGATGGACCTGTGGATGTAGGGACAGATGATAAAGGTATCTTTGAGAGTGTAATAGAATTAGATATTTATTATGAAAGGTAGGTAAAAGCATGGCACAGAATACCAAATTAGCCGGATATAATGCAGGAGCAACACCACTTACTGGCGTTAATCCGGTACATACAATTCAGTTCGGTGTATGTATAACAGGAAGAAAGAGTACAGATACACCAGAAACAGTAGAAACAAAGGTTGTAAAGGATGCAGAGAGTTTAAGCATATCTGTAGATGGAACAATTGAAGAATGGAATCCAATGGATCAGGCGGGCTGGACAAGAAGACTTACAACAGGTAAATCACTCGGTATGACTATGGGCGGCAAGCGTAATTATGGTGATGAAGGTAATGATTATATTGCAAGTCTGGCTTTAAAGACAGGACAGGAATGTAATACCTGGGTTTCAGTTATTTTCCCAAACCTTGACCAGCTTCTTATCCCAGCAGTTATAAATGTAACTTCCCTTGGAGGAGACTCAACAAGCATTGATGCACTTGAATGGGAAGCACAGTCAGATGGAAAACCAACATATATTCCATATACAGAATAAAAAAGAAAGAGAGAATTTGAATAATGGCAAAGACAGATTTTAAAGTAATAGACATATCAATGAAGATTACAAACCAGTTACCTATGGTTCGTATTACTGATGACTTAGTGGTAACTGTGAATAACAGAAAGAACACAATTCTTAATGTACAGGCTATGGCTGCTGAGGCTGAAAAGAAGAAAGATAGTGACAACGGAATGGGATTTATAACAAAGGCTCTTGAAATGCTTATTGGCAAAGAGGCAGCAGATAAGATTGAGGCTATGGACTTACCGCTTCCAGAATATAAGGAAATGTATAATGCAATAATGGGTGTTGCCACAGGCACATATGGAGAGGAGAATACACCCTCATAGTGAAATATATTATGACATATATGATGACTGGGAATTGATAGAGTCAAGCTTTCTGTCACAGTATGGCATACGATTGCGAACGGAAGATGATATGTCTTGGGCGGAATTTTGTTCTTTATTGTCAGGAATAATGCCAGAGACACCGCTTGGCAGAGTGGTGAGCATAAGGGCAGAAAAAGATATGAAAGTCATAAGGAACTTTACTAAGGAACAGAAGAAGATACACAATGACTGGCTTCTGAAACGTAATAAGAGAGTGGTAGGAACACCACAGTATATAGAACATTGGACACGATTACAAAGAGATTTTAAGGCTGCTTACTCAAAGAAGTAGGCAGCTTTTTAATTGTGTCAGAAAGGAGGGCGAATGTCAGATACAGTAGGTCAGATAGCTCTGGAACTTGGAATAGATAGTTCACAGATAGTTAATCAGCTTACAGGAGCTTCTAATAAGGCAGCTAAGCAGGCAACAACTATCTTTTCTGGACTTGGTAAGAAGATAGCTGCAGGACTAAGTATAGCTGCAGTTACTAAGTTTACGAAAGATTGCATAGAAGTAGGTTCTAATGTAACAGAAGTACAGAATGTCGTAGATACAGCATTTAAGGACTTAAGCTGGCAGGCAGACCAGTGGGCTTCCAATGCTATGACTAACTTCGGCTTATCGGAATTATCGGCTAAGAAGTACATGGGTGTGTTTGGCCAGATGAGTAATGCTATGGGTATTACAGGTAAGGCGGCATTGGATATGGCTGAAAATGTTACAGGATTAACCGGTGATGTTGCATCATTTTATAATCTTGGAACGGACGAAGCATATACAAAGCTGAAATCTATCTGGACTGGTGAGACTGAAACGCTCAAGGACTTGGGTGTGATTATGACTCAGACTAACTTAGACCAGTATGCACTTAATAACGGCTTCGGTAAAACTACAGCCAAGATGACAGAGCAGGAAAAAGTAATGCTGCGTTATCAGTACGTTACAAGTGCTTTGTCCAATGCCACAGGAGATTTTGTTAAGACACAGGATTCCTGGGCGAATCAGACAAGAATACTTACATTAAGGTTTCAGCAGTTAAAGGCTAGTCTTGGTAAAGGCTTCATAGCATTGTTTACACCTATTCTGCGTGGATTTAATAGTCTGCTTGCAGGACTGCAGAAAGTGGCAGATGGATTTGCTAACTTTGTACAGTTGCTAACAGGGGCAGATATATCAGCCTCTATGGGTTCGATAAGTTCGGATATAGCAGGGATTGGAGCAGATGCAGGCAGTGCAGCAGACAATGTAAGTGATATTGGAAGTGCTGCTAAGAAGACAGCCAAAGATATAGAAAAATCACTTGCAGGTTTCGACCAGATTAATAAACTTACAGAGCCAACAGATGATAGTTCTGATACAAGTGGCAGTTCAGGTGGAACAACATCCGGAATTGGAAGCGTTGACCTTGTACCAGATGTAAGTGGAAGTACATCTAATGTTTCTAGTTCAATATCTGATATGGCAGATAGAGTCAAGAAAGCATTAGAGCCACTTAAAGCAATATCCTTTGATAATCTGATAACATCTTTTGATAACCTTAAGAAAGCCGCACAACCATTAACAGAGAAGTTGTTCGCTGGATTGGAATGGGCTTATTACAATATATTTGTTCCTTTGGCTAAGTGGACCATAGAAGATTTGCTTCCGGCATTTCTTGATGTATTAGCAGGCTGTTTAGATGTACTGAATAGCGCGTTAGATGCATTGAAGCCATTGTGGATGTGGGCTTGGGATAATTTCCTTGAGCCTGTGGCGAGTTGGACTGGTGGAGTGATTGTTGATGTTCTGAAAGGATTGGCATCTGCATTAGAGGGTATATCTGATTGGATAAAGGATAATCAAGGTCCATTTGGTGCAATAGTGATAACAATAGGAGCATTTGCAGCAGCTTGGAAAGCGGTAGATTTAGCAGAATTTCTTATGAATGCTGGCGGTGTTGTTGGAATTATAAATAAAATGAAAGCGGCAATACATGCTTGTACATTAGCAAAAATAGCTGATAAGTTTGAAACAATTCAGCTTTGTGCTATGTATGCAAAAGATTTTGTTAAAAGCATTATACAATCCATATCAAAGCTTGAAATATATTATACTTCTTGGTTTAAGGTAAATATCCTGCAATCAGATACAGTAAAAGGTATTAAGGACTTAGTAACTAATATTAAAGCATCAACTATAGCATTGAAAGATGATATTGTTGAATGGGTAAGGAATACTGCTGAGAAGACTAAGAATAAAGCTGTTGATATAGGCGGAAATATTAAGAACCTGGCTATTGATATGGCAAAGGCAACTAAGGAGTTAGCACTTCAATCAATAGAGTGGGTAAAGAATACTGCAGAGAAAGCAAAAAATAAAGCTGTAGATGTTACCAAAGGAATAAAAGATTTTATTGTAAATATGGCATTGGCAACAAAGGAATTAGTTTCTCAGGCCATACAATGGGGAATATCAACGGCATCTAAAGTAGCAGATACAGCAGCCACAGCAGCACATACAGCGGCTACATGGTTAGCCACAGCAGCTACAACAGCATTTGGTGTTGCTATGTCTGTATTAACAAGTCCTATAACATTAGTTATTGTAGCTTTAGCAGCGTTAGGAGTTGCTATATACGAATTAGTAAAACATTGGGATGTAGTTAAGGATGCAGCAGGAAAATGTTGGGATTGGATTACTGATAAATGGTGCAAAGCAGGTGATTGGTTCAAAGGCATATGGCAGGATATAAAGTCTGCATTTTCTTCATTTGATAACTGGTTACAGAATATTTTTAACATAGATTTTTCAGATAGCTTCGGCTTTATAGGCGATATAATGAATGCTTATTTGCAAAATGTTTCTAATATATTTGGTGACGTAAAGCAGATATTTGGTGGATTGATTGACTTTATTGCTGGGGTATTTTCAGGTGACTGGTCAAGAGCCTGGAATGGCATTGTGGATGCCTTTGGTGGAATATTCTCTTTAATTGCAGACATAGCCAAAGGACCTATTAATATGGTAATCGGACTTATAAATGGTATGCTTGACGGATTAGAAAGTGGAATTAACTGGATGGTTCGTAAGGTAAATAGTTTGAGTTTTGATGTGCCTTACTGGGTACCAGTTATAGGTGGTGACCATTTCGGGTTTGATTTACCGGAAGTTGGTTTTGGCAGCATTCCATACCTTGCACAAGGTGGATATGTAAAGCCAAACACACCACAGCTTGCAATGATAGGTGATAACAGACATCAGGGAGAAGTTGTAGCTCCAGAGGATAAGCTTATTGATATGGCACAGAAGGCAGCAACTATGGCATCTAGTGCTGAACTGTTAGCCGAAGCTATAAGTATTCTTAAGCAGATCCTTAAGATACTGGAAACATTAGATCTTGATATACAGCTTGATGGAAAGAGTCTTAAGAAGTATGTAGTTGATAAGATAAACGAACATACAAAGCAGACAGGAAAATGTGAGATTATACATTAAGGATGTGATGAATTGATATTGCAGTGTGATGGACAGGAGCTTCCGGCTCCTGTGTCCATCAAAGTGGATGATGAGATAATATGGTCTTCTTCAACAGGACGAGCACTTGACGGAACAATGTTAGGTGATGTAGTTGCTGAAAAGAAGACCTTATCTATATCCTGGGGAGTTCTTCAGGAGGATGAGCTGGTTCTTATTAAGAATAAGCTTGTTGCCGGATTCTTCCCAATAACATTTTATGATGATGGACAGGATATAACAATAACATGTTACAGAGGTACACTAAGCAAGGAAGTAATAGGGGAGCTTGATGATGGTATTTTCTATTACAGAAGTGCAAGTGTATCTATTATTCAACAATAAAGGAGATTTATAATATGAAATTTACAATCAAACAGATTGACAGATGTGCAGCAGAATTACAGAAGTTACAGAATTCAAAGAAACATTGGCCAGTTAAGGTTAATTACGCAATTGCTAAAAACCTTAAAGCGTTATTGGCAGAATTAGAGGTATATAACGCTGAAAGAACACGATTATTAAAGGAAAATGCTTTAAAGGATGAAAATGGAAATGCAGTCGTAGAAGATGGCTCTTACAAGTTTGCAGAAGACAAGGAGCAGGAGGTGATTAAAGAAATTGATGATATGTATAACATTGAAACAGAACTTGATGTGCATATGATTAAGCTGGAAGATGTTAATGAATGTGATGCAGAGGGATATGATGGAACTACATTAGAAGATATTACAGCAATAGAGTTTATGATACAGGAGTAAACATATGTATAACAACGTAACAGAAGCTTTTAAAGAAACAATAAGAAGTCCATCACGGGCTTTTGAGGCAAGGCTTAAGATTAATGGCCAGTGGTTTAATTCCAAGTTCAAAAAATTGAGCTATGAAACATCAAGTACGGCTGATGAAGCTTTACAGCTAGGAGCGGCTGTATCTGCAAAGATAGAAATTACTATTAAAAAGATAGACGAATTATTTGAAAATACAGAGATACCAGTAGAGATAGGTTTAAAGCTGCCAAGTGGAAAGTATGAATATATTCCACTTGGCTTTTTTACAGCAGAGCGCCCACAAAGTGATCAGGCAACAACGACATTTACAGCATATGACAGAATGATGAAGACTATAGGACTATATATATCCAATCTGATATATCCAGCAAGTGCTGCTTCGGTTTTAAATGAGATAAGTGCGAGCTGTGGTGTTCCAGCAGACTTAAGTGGTCTGGATGACATAATGATACAGACTAAGCCAGTTGGATATACATACAGGGAAATGATAGGCTATATAGCTTCGTTAAAGGGTGGATTTGCTTGTGTAGATAGAACTGGAACTATTGTTATTAAGTGGTATAAAGAATGTGAATATTCAGTAGGTAAAGCAAGAATTATATCACTTGAACACAATGAAAGTGATTTTCATTTGGATTATTTAAACTGTAATGTCGATAGTCAGACTGAATTAACGCAGGGTGGCGGAGAGCTTGGGATAACATTTTCCAATCCGTTTATGACAGCAGATAGATTAAGCCAGATATATCAAAGTATTAAAGGGTTTACATATAGAGGAGCTTCATTAAAGACACTTGGAGACATACGTCTGGATCCGTGGGATGTTATAACTGCCAATGACGGCACTGGTGAATATAAAATACCGGTTATGAATTTGGTACAGGAATATGATGGCGGTATGGCTATGACTGTTACATCTTATGGAAAGACAGAAGTAGAGACCAAAATGGACTTCAAAGGACCGACAACACAACAGAATGAGAGAATATATTCTGATTTGATATTGGCAAAGGAATTAATAGCAAAGAAAGTTGATGCTGACTGGGTTAAGGCTAATACTGTTACAACAGAGAAAATTGATGCCGTAAATGCAGAGATAATTGATATAAAGGCTAATTATCTTAAAGCAGATGTTGCAGATTTAAGATACGCTAACATAAAGCTTAGTAATATCGAGGCTGGCTCTATAAAGACAGCAATGATAGACACAGGTGCAGTTGGTACAGCTCAAATCGCAGACGGAAGCATAACAGATGCTAAGATAGTAGATTTAACTGCTAATAAAATAACAAGTGGAACTATAGATGCCGCTAACATCGAGGTAATAAACCTTAAGGTTGCCAATATCACGGTAGGAACAATTAATGGTAAGCAGATAGCTGAAGGAGCAATAGATACATCCAAGTTTGGAACAGATGTCACTGACTGGATGAATACAACAGACAAAGATATAGAAAATGCAGCACAAAAGGCAGATACAGCTAATACAAATGCGGCTGGTGCATTAAGCACGGCGGAAGCGGCTAAACTTTTATCAGCGGCGGCTTCTAAGACCGCGGAAGGAGCACAGCTTACAGCAGATGGCAAGAATACAGTATTTTATCAGACAACGGCACCTTCTGTTGAAGATAGAAAAACTAATGATATATGGTTTAATACAGCAGATTCTAATAAGATGTATTACTTCGATGGCAAAAGCTGGGTATTACGTCAGTTCGGAACTAATGCCATAGCGAATGCTTCTATAACTAATGCATTAATAGCAGATGCAACAATACAGAATGCCAAGATTGCCAATATGGATGCAGGAAAGATTACAAGTGGTTATATATCCGCAGACAGGATAGCTTCAGGTTCGATTGTAATTGGAAAACTTGATGCTGGTACGCAGAATGATATAGCCGCCGCCAAGAAAAGATATCAGATAACTGTAGATTTAAGAGACGCAAAATATAATACGGATACATATTATCCAGTATTAATAAATTCATCTATACCATATAACGGTTTACATAACTATGAATGTAATGTTCAGCTTAATAGCGGTTCTAAACCTGTATGGTCTACGCATAATCAAGGTTTTACTTGCAATCTTATTTTAAGAGTATTAGCAGGTGGCTGGGGAACAACGGATGCCGCTGGTTATTTGGAGGAGAATAATTATCGTTTTTGTAATAAAATGCCTGCGTTTGTAGGGCAGGTACAACAACATAGCCAGATATACTTTATGTTGCGTGGTGGGGCACGATATTACATTTATACACCTAATAAAAGTGACGTAACAATATATACTGTTAAAACTAATATAGCAAGAAATACTTCATATACAGTGTATCTTGAACCTACCCAATCGCCAAAGAATGATTATGCGGAGGCTAAAGGATCTACAATTGCAAGCTGGTGTGCTGCAAATAATAAGACCCTTATTAATGGTGGAAAGATATATACAGGCAGTGTTACAGCAACACAGATAGCCGCAAATGCAATAACAACAGAAAAGATAGCGGCAAGTGCAGTTAATGCAGATAAAATAGCAGCTAGTGCTATAACTTCGGCAAAAATAGCAGCAAATGCAGTGACCTCGGATAAGATTGTTGCCAATGCAGTTACAGCCGCGAAGATAGCTTCTAAGACAATAACAGCCAATCAGATAGCCGCTAATTCAATCACAGCGGCTGAGTTAAGTGTATCTACATTGTCTGCAATATCCGCAAACTTAGGAACGGTTACAGCTGGAGTGCTTAAAAGTACCAATTATGTTGCAAACAGCACGGGAATGATGCTCAACCTGGCAACAGGAACGTGGGATAGCAAGTATTTTAAAATATCCAGTACAGGAGGTATTACAAGCACAAGTGGGAAAATAGCCTGTTGGGACATAACCAGCGAAGCGTTTAAAAATGATTATCTTGCTCCAGACGGATATTTAAGACGTGTGTATATTCAAGGGTCTAAAAATACTGGAGATTGGATTTTTTCAATTCAAAAAGGAGCTACGCAAGGGGCTTCGCCCTCCACGTTAAATTCATTATGGCACGTCACCAATGACGGAGAAATGAGCTTTAATGTTGAAAGTGGTAAAGGAATAAAAATGTATGGTTTAGCTGGATTAGAAGTAAGCGTGTTAAGAGATGGAATTGAGCTATGGCATAAGCCAAATAACACGGCATATACAAAAATAGGAAAAGGATATGTGCAAATATGTAATAGCGGTACAAGTTATTATAACGATTGTGCTTTGTCTGTAATAGGTGGAATAAGAACCAATGCTTTTAACCTTTATCATTCGACCTGGGGAAGATGGTGTGGTGCAGTTCTTAACAGAACACCGAAAAATGAAATTGGGCTTGATTGGGATGGTGCATATTTGAGAATATATGTGGACCATACAATTATTGCTTCTTACCATTGGGGAAGTGCAAGCTGGGTATAAAAATAATATTAATAAAATCCACAGGAGTGGTAGAAAGAGGTAAAAATGTTAAATGTAAACAAATCTATAACATTAAATGGAACAAGCAGTGTAGAAGAGAATGGAGTAGCAACAGACATTATGTATATGAATGGTACAATCTCCGAAAATGGAGGGTTGTCTATAAATCGCAACATAGCTAATGCGCAGGCATATATAGCAAATAAGGCAACATATACGAAAGATGTAACGGAATTTGAAAATAAATTAAATGAG